TTCAGGTGCGCTTGATTCGATCCACGCCAGCCCCACTTGCGAATGCTTTAGGTGAACACACGGCTGGACGTTAGACGCTATGAAATCGCTCGCAGTGCGGTTAGGACGCAACCCAGACCGCTTTCCGCGCTTGGTCACCTCTAGCTTGTAGGTGTACGTGCCTTCCTCATCCTGGCCGCAAGGCGCTAGGGTTAATACGCTCCGCGCCCAGTTGGTCAGCTCTGACGATCCGAATCCGCTGTAGGCTTTATCGTGGCCCTGATAGCCGCTGCCGTCCCGCGTCGGCTTAGGCGTGTGGTGCATCAGCATCCATGCAAACCCACCGGCTAGAGCCAAAGGGTTAAGCAAATTGCGCAGGAATCCGCCAGCCGTCTCTTGGCTCGATAAATCGCCACCGATGAACGCCAGCAAAGGATCTACCCAGGCTAAGTGCGGTTTATGTCTTTCTGCCAGTCTGCGCATGCGATCTACGAACCGTTCGCCCGTAGAGGTGCAGTCACGCACGATGACTATGTTTTCTTTAACCATCTGCAGCTCGTCTGGCGTTAAATCTAAGGCTTTTAAAATACCCTGCAGCGCCTCTGCCACGTCGCCCTCATCGTTCTCGGCCTGTACGATCAGCGACTTCAGCGGCTTACCGTGTGGCGATATGCCAAACAGATCACGACCGCACGCCCAAGTAATCGCGGCCTGTAAGCACAGCACGCTCTTACCCAGCCCACTACTACCCACCCACAGCGCCGATCCGCCACGACAGATCCACCGCTTGCCTAGCAGCTGCGTCGGGTCGCAATCCTCTTTAAAGTTTACCAAATCCTCCCACTTGTACGGCTCAGGCAAATCGCCATACATCGTGCGCTCCTGCCATTCGATGTAGGTCAGCGTCGGTGCGCCACACTCGACCAACTCCTGCTGCTGGCCAGTAGCGGTACGCATGGCCCCTGGCAACCGAGACAACCGGCCGGCGTCCTTGTTGGCGCTGTCAGGCTTCGAGTGTTCGAGGTGCTTGTAAATAAAATCTACACGCTCGGCAAACTCCTTGGCATTGGCCGCCCTCACGTCCACCCACGCATGCAGGCTCCGAGCACCGCTCTTAATGATCGACGACGTAGGCAATCCACTGCGCTTAATAATGGCCCACTGCTCCTGCAGAGTGCTTTCATCAAACTCAATTAGGCAGTGGCGAAACTTGGTAATCGATTCGGCTTTGCGGTTCTTACCGTTGTTCGCGTTAATCGACACGTAGACGCCCACTGCATCGCCTTGCCACGTTGCCAACCCGTCGCCTTTAAACAGCTCCAGCCATTCTTCACGGGTGCGAGTCTCGCCCGCACCGTCCGGCCGCTCGCGGTCGCCGTCCTTAATCGATCGGCAGATGTTGATACTATCGCCCACGTCGAAGCAGGTGGTTAAAAACTTATCGACTGGCCCGCTCTCCACGCTGATCGGCATCGGCGGCACTGGCAGATCCTCCCGCACGATCGCCCCGTTCTGATAGCCGTACTTGGCTTTCGGCCGCCACGCCTCCCTAGCTGGCTTGCTGTAAGCGGATTTTACGGCTGCCACGCATTCATTCTGCGTTAGCCCATTCTTAAAGCCCCAGATCTCGGCCTCTGACTCCGCATCAAACTGCGACAAGCCCTGGTCACGGAATTGCAACGCCATGCGGAACAGTTGCGTGTTGCGCTCACCTTCCGGCGCACCGTTGTGGTAAACGGCCTCGGTGGCTGGGGGCAGTGCAATCATTTTTTGGCAAACCCTTCCAGCGCCTTGACGATGACGTACTCGATCACCGCTTCGGGGTCTTTCTTTAGCTGCTTCAGCCCAAATGCGTGGAGAGCCTTTGCCGTTTTGGCGTCATAGGTTACGTCGACCAGAATCTGCTTGGGCGCAGGGCGTGCTTTGCCAAAAGTAATTTTACCTAGATCCTTCATTTGCTTTTCCTCCTCTTTTTGCATGATGCAAATTGCCTAATATTTACTTTGTTAATATTAATTTTCCCGCGCGATTTTGTTGCATGTATATCAAGACTTAAATATGAGTTTTTATCTGTTTTTTCACGTGGCTTCACTTCTTTCCAAATTTCAAAGTTCTTGTCGCACTCGACCGACCAGAGCATCAGTTTCTGATAGAGCGATCCGGCTAAGCCCCAGCGGCACAAAGTCCTGCTAACCAAGTCTCCTAACCAGTATAGAAGCCACGACAAAGCCCTCATTTTTTCTTCTCCGCGTCTCGCTTCTGGTACGTCTGCGCCCGCTTCAGCAGCTCCTTGGCGATATGCAGCGCCATATCCAGCCGACTGCGTGCTATGACCAACCGGCCGTCGATCAGGCTTTTCTTCGCCCGCTCAAGGATTTCGATTTGCCAGGTTAAACGCTTTACGCTCACCACTGCCCCATTCCCCAGCGCATGCGATTGGCGCGGGCCTCTCGCACACAGTTGGCGTACTGCTCCGGCGTGTATGTTCCAATGACGCGGGCGGAGAACATGGTTAATAGTTCCTGCAGGCTCACAGCACCGCCTTCGGCAGCGGCCCCGCCAGTTTGTAGTGGTACTTGCGGGCGTCGTATTCTAGCGGGTAGCCAAAGAAATCTCTGAGCAAGTCGATGTCCCGCTGAATCGTTTTGTAGCTACATTCAAGCTCTACGCCCAACCGGGCAGAACTGGGCAGGCACAGATCCCGGCGCAACTTACCAACGATCACGCCCAAGCGGCGGAACGTCGGCCGTGTATCGCCAAGGCCCGCAGCCCGATTGCGTTTAGAAGCGAACGTGGCGGCTTTCGTGCTCACTTTATCACCTCCACCATCGCGACCTTCGGCAACCGCATCGCGTTAAACTGCTTCTCACTTGCGGCAAACACGTCCACCACCGGCAACTTGCCTCCGCTTGCCTTCTTGCTTTTTACGGCAGTACCAGTATCCACGGCCACCCACTCACGCTTTCCGTTTAGGATGCGGATCTTGCTCCACAGCGGAATGATGTCTGGGTCGACGGCGCAGTGACGGCCAGCCCGCAGGCGTGTGCCGGTGCTCGATTGATATCGACTGCTCCACTCATCCTCGCCCGGCCAGTAGCCGGTAATTCGCACCTTGATCTTCTTCACGTCGATCTTCTTAGCGATCGGGCGCAAGTCGATGAGTGCGTTGCCTAGCTTTGTGGTTGTGAATCCCAATAGGGCGATGAACGAAAGCAGCATCCTCATAGCCCGCTCCTTATCCGATCGATCAGATCGTTCTCGCGTGCCTCGCTAGCCGCCAGCGCTGCCTTGGCCTCCGCTAACTGCCGGGCAAGCGATCGCACGCGGTTTAGCAACTGGTCGTGGGTGGTTTCGTCTGGCAGTACCTCAATCATTCTGCACCTCGCGTGGATCGTACTTTTTCAGCCAGCGCCACACCTTGCAGATGGACGTGAACGCATCAAATGCCTGGGCAACCTGTTCGGCGGTGTAGCGGATCTCCTGCAACTGGCCAGTGACTGGATCGATCAGAATGTTTCGGCAAGCCATCCCCTCGTCCGTGAAAGCGTACGCATAGGCGCTAAGCTGGAGCAGATCGGTTTCGTAGCCTGCCGCCTTGCCGTTCTTAAATTTGCGAGTCTTAAAATCTACCACCTCAATTACGCCGTGGATGTCGGCGATCAAATCCACTCGGCCTGCGTAGCCTTCGGCCTCATTGACTAGAACAGACTCGCTTTCATGCACCTTAGTCACGCAACACTCACGCCATTCTTTTAGCCCCGCATAGTGCTCCTCGTAGCCTTTTACAAGCTCACCCGGCTCCTCGCCGTTAATTATGATTTCAGCCAGGGAATGGATGTGTGTTCCCCTGGCAGCTGCGGCCTCAGTTTCCTTTCTGCTGTCCAGCACTGCTCGCTTGGCAAAGTCGGCCAAAGATTCGCCCTCAATGTGTGGCAAAGTTAGCGATGACGACATCGCCTGCTCCACTTGCCAATTTATCAGCCCAGTCTTTTGTGGGCCCGCTGCCGCTAGGGTAGTGGTAACAGATGGAAACGCCCCCACCTTGCGGGCAGATCGCAGATCACCGTGGCACGACTCACCCGACCTTAGGTAGTAGTGCGCCGATTCCGTTTTAGCGGTGACGATGATCGGGGCCATCAGTTCCACCTTCCGATTGCGTGCATCAGCTGCAGGCCCAGCGCTACGGCTACCAGCGGCAGCATTATTTGAATTACGATTGTTAGGATTTCCATAAAATCTTTCTGGCTAGGGTGGGGATTGCCCACCCCAGCCAAATGGCTAGAACGGGACGGGGTTGCCGTCGTGATCTAACTCGGTTGCGGTTGTTGCGCCGTTGCGGTTTATTTTCCGCACGAACGCCTTATCCACGGTCACCTTCTTTGCGCCGGCTGGCAGTACCGCCTGAACGTTCGCGTAAGTGGAACCATCACGCTCCACGTGCACCACAAGGATCGTGCACGGTTTACCGATGAGCGTTTCCAGATCCAGATTCTGCGGTGGCGCTTTTTTGGCATAGGATTTCAAATCCTTAAAGAGCGCTGCCTTCTCGTGCAGGCTCAAGCCGTAACGCCGGCCGATGGTAAACGGACGGCCGTCCTCCATCTTGTCAGCGATTTGCCACACCAGGCGGATCTGGTGCTTCTTTCCGTACATGGTTTCAATGACGCCAAGATCTTCTACGTCGCAGAATACTGCGTCGTGTGATCCCTCGGGGGCTGGCGTATAGGTTCCCCCTCTGCTTGCTACTATTGGCATTTTTGTTTCTTTCTTGGTTTGGGTTTCTTGGTTTTGCTTTGACTATTCGTCATCACAAAAATCGTTATTCCGGTGCGGTTGGTTTAGGGTTTGGAATTCACGATCGGCTAAGTGCCAGGCGATCTCGTGCTTGCGGGCTAGTTGCTTTGCTTGGTCGATCTCCCCACGGTTCAGCGCTTTCACCACTCGCTCGGCTGAATTGCGGCAGGCCATCACCTCAATGTTTTCGATCAGGCGGAATTCACTCACTGCTTTCGTCCTCCTCAATGCGTGCTGACTCCGCCTCGTCTAATTCGTAGTGCACCTTTAACGCTGCCTTTTCCATTTCGGCTTCTTCCTCAGGCGTGTGATTAATAATCATTTCGCACGCTCCTTCATCGACAGGCGGAACGACTTGGCGGTCATCGCAACGGCTTCCTGCGTGATGCACTTGGTCGTAAATCGCCAGATGCGCCAGCCGAGATCGGCGGCGGCTCGGTATTTTTCGCAATCCTTCACCATCCCCATCCCTCGGCCGTGCCTCCCTCCAAACGGTAGGAATGCCCCGCCATCCAGCTCGATCGCACAGCGGGCGGATTTGCAGGCAAAGTCAAAGCGCCATTTGCGGGTTGGGTGGAACGTGTGCTCGGCTACTAGCTCCGGCCCGCCGGCTACTTTCCAAAGCAGCTCAAACTTAGCGGATAAGGCACTCACGATTGCACCCCGCTTTTCTTTAAGAGGCTTTCAAGAATCTCCTCTATGCGATCCAAGCGATTGCGGAGATCGCGGTGCTTAACCTGTAGATCGATCAAAGCAGTAGTTTGGGAAAGCTGAGCCGATCCATAGCTCTGGCTGGCACTCGCTGGCAACACGCCCTCTTTTTCTAAGTCGCGAACAGTAGCCGCAGGCGGATAGAACGCCCCGGCCACGCCGCCTTGGTTGGGTGCGGGGGCACCCGATCCAGAGGCGTAAATCATAACCAGTCCTTTAAATGTTTTCTGACTACATCGATCACCCAGCAGAGAGTCAGGAGACAAACCACAAGGCCCCCGATCCCAGCTCCGACAAACAAAGCCCACCCAACTATAAAGCCGGACAGTTGCGACAGATCCCGCATTAGCTCCCAAGAAATCATCGTTGGGCGCTCCACATACGGGCGACGGAGGGGTTAGGGTGGTATGCGGGTTCCGCCGTGTACCCGCCGCGAATTAAAAAGGAATTTTGCTGGTAATGCTTTAGCTTGGATTCAGTTGCTACAGCCGTGTAACCATCTCGGCGTAAGTCGTTGTAGTGATAAGACTCGGACGGGGTGGGATTTGAACCCACGGTACAATTACCTGATTTGATTTGATTGATTATGTTGGGAGCATTCACTGGATTATATTGCCTTAAACTGAGTAAATGTTACCTTTGTAACTATGGCCTATTCCTACATTAAGAAAGGCAATCCGTGGTTCTACATTCGTTTTAAAGACCCGACCGGAAAATGGCGCAGCAAAAGCACCCGCTACCGAATCGACAATACTCTGCATCGCGCAAAGGCAACGGCTGACGCAGCTCGACTTGGCGTTAACGAAAAGCGAAAAGATTGTGGCCACGACTGGGTTGATGATTTGATTGAAAATCACCCCGTTTGCCCTCTGACAAAAGTTTATTACAAAAATTCGTGGCGTCATCTGGCGAGATTTATTAGTGAGAAAAAGATTAGTCTGCAAGCGTTTTCTGCAAATGATTGTGAGATTTATTTGCGATGGCGCCAAAGCCTTCCCCGCACGTCCGGCGGCAAGGCTGGACGCAACCAAGCCTGCCAAGATCTGAAGATTCTTAAAT